TTACTCCGTATAGTCTCTAGTAATTTGTGTTGATGTGCTAACCAGTCTTGCATCAAGTTCTTTAGTTTTATTTGTTGCTGTGTAAAATGAATATTGTATATCATACTGATTTGCCAATCCGACAACCTCAGTTAATTTTGTATAACCTATATCAATATTTAGTCCAAGCCCATCTATATTTAGAACATCATTTATCACATCCACCAGATTTTCGTTTGGCATTCCATCATATATTAATAGCTGTAGTGGTGATTTATTATCACCTGTATGACGCCTATAGTCTTGCAAACGATAAATATTTAGGCACTGTAGAATAACCCTTCCAACCATGTGATAAGATGCAATGCTTGCATAAATACTATTCATTGCATCACTATTATCTTTAGTATTTTTCAGCTCGGCTGTTAATAGATTCCCCCTTCTTGCGCAAGATTTAACCATCTCATCCCAACTAGTCAGTCTTGTGCCTTGATATGGTGTTCCATCAAATGCTAATACTCTAAACATTGTTCTTATTTGTGAAAACGTATAATCAAATATACTACCAGTTCCTGATAGAATCCCATCTATGTTTAGATTATGCAGGCATACAGCAATATTATCTTTTGTTGTGCTTATATCAACATCAATAACCGCATTCCTCTTGCTTAATAGAGTTGCAGTAATTAATGAATTTTCAGCCCCAAGTGACTTACCTGCACCATGTAGCGATGTAAGGTGGTTACCAAAAGTGGTGAAATATTTTATTTTATCTATGCTGTTCAATGCATCGTTAATCACTTGATTAACAGTCTTGCTGCCATGCATTACTAAATTATCGCCATTCCCATCTAGAGAGGATGATAAATCTCTACGCAACGACGCATCCCCGACACCAACCCATTTCCCTTCACCTATCCCGCCAGTACTATCTGGTGTAGAACCAGCGGGGACTACTTTGGGTTGTGACCAGTCCCCGTCCCAGCGATAGAACTCCCCATTGCTTTCCCACTGGAGAACAGTGTTAGGAGTGTTGAGGGTAGAGCCCATTTCAAAAGATTTCTGCGTGATGTAGCCATAATTAGACATAGCCTGATTTGATTCATAATTTATACCGGCTATTGTACGATGCCGACCACCAAATCGGTCAATATATTCATGGCTTGCCGAAGTAACAAACTCGTCAATTTTTCCCGCGTTAAATTTCAGGTCGCGGGCTGATTCACTAGGGACTGGTAGATTTGTAGGTTGAGTCGCCATAATTTTTCCATAAAAAAACCCAGCGCTATGGCTGGGTTATTGTGAGTTGGTTTTGGTTAGACGTTATAGTCTGGTTTAGCGTCGAAATACTCGTCACACGTCAGTGAGAATGTGCCGTCTGAGTTAGGTTTCTTGTCAGATACTCGCCAGCGCATAGCCTCCATTTCTGCTGTTGTCGCGATGACATAGCGGGATGGGGATTGAACGTTGTAGCCGTCGAAGATATTGAGCGTGATACTCGGCACCGCGGCGGTGAATCCAAACTTGGTGTCTGTGCGTGGGTATGCTCTGATTTTGTCTGTAGAGTTGCCAATCGAATCGGTTACCCTGACATACATGTCGCCAGCAAAGTTAATTTGCTCGCTCGTATCAAAGTTATTCCCGTTACGCGCGACGATGTAACCGGCTTGCTGGTTTGTATCGTATGTATCCGCAACAACAATCATTTCACCGGGTGAAACATACTCACCATCAGCCAGTGTCTTCATATTCATTTTCATGCGTGAGCTGATCAGCCGGTTAACTTCCAGAAGCCCCCTATCATTTGCTTGGTACTCGTTACGGCATCCACTAAGCGATATTTTCAGAGGAGATAATGCCGCTTGCTCAACAATACCTGTGTCTGTGATGCGATACCGGATGTAGGTTTTCTTGTTTGTCTTCGGGCTGACATACTCTATTTCTACACCGTCGTATCCTCCTGGCATGGTCATGTCGTAACTGATTTTGTACTCATCAGCGACGATATTTGCGCGGTTGAATACAGCAGATGGGTACTCTTTGCGCTCATCTCTGGCGAACGTCAGAACGCCGTCGTCCCAGTACGCGATTACTCGCGCCGCATTGCAGATAGTCTCTACGCGGTTACCGAGGGAGATGTCTTCATCGTCAAACGTATAATCGAAGTATCCAAGCCGTGGGTCTGGCAATGACTGATAGATGCTGTAAAGCTCGTACAGGTCTATCGTGTCCTCTGGCTGCTTCCCTATCACTAGCCACTCATGAGCAACGGCATCGGCAAAGCTGCGCGACGGCCTAAGTGTATAGTCAACCGTGCGAGTGTTTATGTCGTAGCTGATTGTGTGACGCGTAACGAGTGCATTGTATTTGCGATCACGTGATCCGGTGGCCTGTTCCGTGGCGCGTACCGTGACTTTCACCAGCGTGTCATTTGGATATGTCACATTCTTGCGGCGTGTTACTGAGTGCGCCTCTGCTATTTGCAGAAGATTGCTGTCAGAACTGTTGTTAGTTTTTCGCAGCTGGAACGCATATCGCGCTTTACCGTATGGAGGTGTGAACTTGAATGTGCCATATATATAATCAGCGCGATTGTAACTTGCGTTAAATACAAAGCTGGAATAGCTATATGTCGGTGAAATTCTGTCGTTATCGTCATTCACAGCCCAGTACTCCAACAAGAAGTCAGCGCCTTCTCGCTTACCAAGCTGAGCTTGGAGATGTACCCACAGCTCATCGCCTTCAATCGCCGCGAAGTATGGCCCCGAGATATTCCCTTTGTTTTCAGTCAGCGTGAATATCGTGTTGTTGATAGTCGAACCAGCCGGAATCTCGACTGGACTGTTGATGGCTGATAGCTGGAATGTGAAGTATTTAACTGGGTCGATAACAGAGCCATCATCAGACTCAGTAGCTGAATCCAACGATGCAGAGAACGTGACATTCTCTGTTACATCACCGGATGCTAAATGACGTGTTACGTTGACGGTAACTTGCACTGGTAGAGGCTTAGGGATGTCATAGAAGTAATCAAAATCAGATGACTGCACGATTTTAACCGCGGCAGATGTACCAGTGATTGTTCCTGACACCACATCATTCGTTGTTGCCGTAGCGACTTGCTCGCTGTTGTCTTCGTTTGGCCCCAGCACCTCCTGCCCGTCAACGTCATCAAATTCGAATCCTTGGATAATTTCTGGAATGACAGTATCAGGAGGATAAAACTGGTAACTTGCACCGGCAATAGAACCCAAGCTTGACTCTGAATAGCGCACGCTCTCAACCGTGTAGTTCCCAATCCCGAAATTCATCCACTCTGTGACGTACTTGATGTTGCCAATAAATTCGAACATAGACTGCTGAATCAAGTCTGGAAATGAGCGAACCTGCCCGTAAATATCAGGACGCGCTTGATACGTGCGGGCGATATTTGTTTGACCGGTCAGCTTATTGTTCGGGCTCTCTTTGGCATTGTTATCCGCTGCTGACGAGAATGAAGGTTTAGGCGCTAAGAATGAAAATACTTTGGTGACGAGTTTGAAGACCGGACTCAGAATGTCGCTAACGATACTTTGAGGTTGGTTGAATATCTGGATGCGGTGAAGCTCTGTTAACTTAAATGAAAGCTCGGTTTCCTCATCTGCCAACACGCCGTTAATGACGATCGCAATATCCATATCAAACGCTTGCTGCTCCAACCACGTGTAAAAGTTAGAGCCGTTGGCCAGCTCAATTCTCTCCTTCGGTACTCCGGGCAAGTGCTGTATTTCTAGAAGTGCCATACGAATAAAACTCCACTTTAGTGAATACCTTTTCCATTACACGCAGTTTGTCGAGCCTCACCGAACCATTGAGGCCGCGGCTATGCAACGCCATCCCATTAAGTACTAACCCAACGTGCTCCGCTCTACGCCCCATGTAGCCAACAAAAATGCCATCTTCGACGGGTAATTTCTCCCGTTGCCAAAACACCACCTCTTCTCTGTAGCAGGTCAGGAAATCACGGTTACTTTCATACCCAGCTTTGTGATGTACTTCTTTGCCAAGCACATGCCGGTAATAAAGCGCGACGAGGCCCCAGCAGTCACAGGCTTCAATCGAGCAGGCGCGGTTAGACCACGGAACGCCGATCATCCGTTTGATAAAGTCAGATTTAGTCATGGTTTATCCGATTTCGAGACCGGGCCAATCTGCTGGGTCATACAGCAATGCCACGTTGGTATTAAGCGGATTGGTCATAGATAGAGAAACGTTGACGTTATCAGCATCAAGTGAGCAATCTTTGACGTATAACTGCCACTCTTTAATCGCAGTTGTCATGTCTTTAGAGTCAAACAGCCGATAAGTCACTGTGATAGGCTCAATGCGGCTATACGAACGCCAGACCTTCAACTGTTGCTTAAAGTCCTGCGCCAAACGACTGAACTTAATCGTTGAATCGATGATTGGTGTGCTGCTTTGCTGGCTTTCAGATAGCTCGAATCGGCATGGCTTATACTCCACGCCGCCGAGCGTCTTCGGGAAAACTTGGTTATTGACTAGATAGAAGCTGCCGAAAGATACATGATGAAACTCAATAGTCTCGTAGATTATCCGGTTCGGGCGCTGAGCCCGATACTCTCTTAGTGTTGGCATTGTTATGGCACCCTAGGCAATGATTCCGGATCGCGGTTATCAGGATAGCCAGTGACGATGATATCCAGCCAGCTATCCCACGGCGGCGGCAGCTCGACAATAATGTCGTCAAACTCATCATCAGCATTATTAAGCTTCCTGCAGATGACATTCCCCGACCACGTGAAGATATTTCCCGTCTGGTTCCACGTTGGCCACGCGGTGAAGTGCAACTCCTGCAACTCTAAACCTGTGTCTCCGGTGCCATTGTTCAACCGCATTGAGAACCACTGGTTACAGTTATCGAGATAGTTCGGACTGCGCAGCCACTGCATAAAGGCACGGTGCTGTGTGAACGTGAATATCCACTTGAGAGAGAATGAAGTCTTCAGGTCGTCGGTTAATTTCTGGAAGATTGGCGCACCAACCAAAGGTTGGTCTGTTCTGAATCCTGTATCTGTCGCCGGACTCTTATCAGACTTCTGCGCCAGCGGCAGCCAGTCAGGATATGGAATTGTCATTCATGATCTCCGGGCAATAAAAAACCCGCCGAAGCGGGTTAGCTGACTTCACTAGGTCCTTCAGGAATATCATAAATATTCATCTCTGCGCCGGTAATGTCCCCACCGTTCGTGATAGACAAATACTCATTAGCAGGAATAATCCCCTCAATCACCGTTCCACCAGATGTCGTAATTTTAAAATTAATTACTCTGTTAACACCTATGTTTACTGTTTTACCTACTTCTAATGACGCTGATTTCCATGATTGTTTGGGTTTGTCCATTCTTGCCTCGCTATTGAATCGCTCGCCTTGGAGCTTGATGATACCTTGATATTGATTGGCTAATAGGCCCACCATTGCTTATATCTGCAACGATGGTCTGTATGTTAACAGAACCATCCTCATTAACTGTGGCTTGGCTATCAACAGTTGCGCTAGTGTAGTTTTGAATATTGTTATATACGATAATACCACCGCTACCACAGGTCTGTAGGTCAGCATTACTAATCACTTTCCCACCGTCGCCGGGGATCATGTAATTCTTGCCGCCAGATTGCAGAAGCTCGGGCGCGCCTCCCTCACCGACCCGATACATAGAACCGGCAGACACGGGCCCACCATTTTTACGAGCACCAGCCAACGCCGCCCCTTGAGCTATCCCCATCGTTGATATAATGCCAGCAGAGGCTGGTGCTGCGTTTGCACCGAATGATGCTAGTGATGCTAACGCAGCTGGCGCAGCCCAAGCTGAAGCCAGTGCTGCGGCCTGACCAACACCAGCAGCTACAGCTGCCGCGCCCATCGTCTGACCAATAATGAAGTTTTTAAGCGCTTCAACACCAACCTGAACCAACGAGTTGATAACGCTATTCAGTATCGTGCTACCAAGCGAGCGCATAGCGTCAGAGACTGACATTGTTCCTGTGAGAAGCCCTGTCAGAACGTTGGAGGCATTGCCTGCAAATGAATCTACAGCGCTGGTTAGCATGTTATAGCCTAACCCTTGCTGGCTTAGCATTGACCACAAAGCATCTGTTCTTTGTTGTTCATACTGGGCATTCTGCGCATTCATCAAATCCAAATATTGCGCGTCAGTAGCAAGCTTGGCCTGTTGATATTGGTCATCGGTTAACTTATTGGCAGCCCTTGCGGCAACAAGTGCAGCCTGTTCCTGCTGGTAGTACGTCTGCATTAAAGCTAGCTTTTCGGCATTCTGATTGGCCAGCTCAGTAACAGGATCTACTTGTGCTCTGTTTGCTGCCTCCGGTGACACTGCTTTTTTAGCATTGGCATCAGCAATTGCCTTGGAGTAGTCCGCAGCAATTTGAGCGCGACGTTGTTGAGATTGCTCAAACGTGATGTCACCGGCTTTAAGCTGACGATCAAGTTGTGCATTATCCAAGTCACGCTGTTGCTTAGCTTTTGCTGCCGAGTCAGCATCTATAGCGGCTTTCTTATCTGCTGCTTGCTGCTGAATATCGAATATTTGTCCTGCTTGCTGTTGAGCCTGCTGGATTTGAGCCTGAGTAGCTCCGGCGCCAAGTTCCTGAACTGCTGCTAATTGCGCAGCCTCTCTGTTCAATCCCTTTGACTTCAATGCTGCAACAGCCATCTCATTAGATAAATCTTGCAGCTTTTTAGCGCGCGACTCTTCCGCTCGCTCTGCCGCTGTTTGCTCTTTTGCTGAAGCCTTAGTCTCCTTAGCTACCTCTTTTTGAGACTCTGCCAAATCAAAGTTAGCCCCAGCATTTTCCCGAGCGATGCGAATTGTTTCATCATCGGCGCCTAACTTTCTCAGTTGCTGTTCAACCTTAAGTTGTTCGCGTTTCCTAAGATTAGTTTCGGACAGCAATTCATTTTGACTGTAGAGGTCGTCGAGAACTTGCTGCTGCTTCGGATCACGTTGAACAGTTAGAGACGTCGCGTTGAACTTTTCTTTTTGCCCAGCAGCAAATGCTATAGCCTTACCTAACTGGTTCATCATGCCAGCAGCTACGCCAGCCTCTTCACCATCTCTGCGAAGTAAATCTATACCTTGTTTCATGTTGCCATTGAGGTTTGCTTGGGCGATAACGATGGCGCTTTTAGTTTGGCTTAACCTAGTGCCAGCCTTCTCAGCATCAGCCTCTGCAATAGCTAATTCATTCGTATATTTTGTCACAAGCCTGTTTGCTTCAGCATATCTAGCAGATCCCTTGCTAGCGCTATCTAGACTTTCCTGCGCACTTGCTAATCTAGATTTTAGAGTGTCTACAGAGGAGGCTGCATCTTCATATGTTCCCCTAGTTCTGGCAATGCTGTCCGCAATTTAGCTATGGTTGCATTTAGCTCTGTTGCTGACATCTCCTTCATCTTTCCAGTGAGTTCGTTCACACCATCAGCTAATTCTGCCGCTGCTCTCTTCGCCTCCTGAGCCTTCTGGTAGAAGAAAAAGATCGCCGATGCAGCGAGGGTAGCAAAGCCAACTGGGCCACCAACTAGAGATAATGCCTTGCTAGCAAAGCTAGTCGCCGCACCAAACGCAGAAAGTGATGTTGAGGCGGTAAACGCAGTGGCCGCCACCTTCAACTGGCTAGCAGCCGCCATAGTCAGAGCCGCGACATAGCGAGAGCCAATTACAGCTGCAACAGCGATCACGACAGTGGATACCGCGTCAAGATTTTCACTCAGGGTAACAACCGTATCATTGAAGATTGCGACAGAAGAACGGACGGTTGTTGAACTACCAATAAACTGGGTTAAGTTGTTTCCAGCAATTGTCAGAGACTGACCGATAGTGGAAATAGTGTTGGAAAACTCGCGACCTATCGCGTCACCTTGCGAAAGAAGACCATTAACAACAACGTCAGTCGTCAACTGCCCTTGGGCTGCCATTGCTCTGAGCTCACCAGCGGTTACGCCTAACGAATCAGCCAGTGCTACAGCCAAACGCGACCCGTTTTCAGAAATTGAGTTGAATTCTTCTCCACGAAGAACGCCAGACGCCAAGGCTTGAGAAAGCTGAACCATAGTAGAACTAGCTTCTTCTGCGGTAGCGCCTGAAACGACAAGCCCCTTATTAATAGTAGTCGTCAGTTTGGATAAATCATCGGTACTAACCCCTGCTGACCTAGTTGCCCTTTCTAGTCGTCCATATAGTGTTGCCGTTGCTGTCAAACTAGAACGCGTATCCTGTGAAATATCAAAAACACGCTGTGTAACATCAGCTAATTGCTCAGTCGGTTTAACTGCGTTAACAAGCTTGTTGTTAACCGTTGTCCACGCATCTGCATAGGCTGCAATTTCACGAACCGAAAGCGCAGCAGTCAACGCAGTAGCTACTTTGGTTAACGATGCAAATGATTTACTTGTGCTATCCGCGGCCTTACCGGTTTTCGCAAACTGTCCATCCATCTTATCCAGACGGTCATTTACTTTCTGCTGAGCGGCAATGAGTCCAGCAACATCCATCTGGACGGTGTAAATAATATTCCCGACTTCCTGCTCGCTTGCCATTACGATCTCCAGACATAAAAAAACCTGCCGTAGCAGGTTGTGACATTAAGCGGCCTTAGCCGGTAACTTCTTAGACTTGACCAATCTGCGGCGACCAGAGAGTAATTCAGCAGTCCGTTTATCATCCGCGTCGATCACCGCGTCATACTCTTCCTTCGTGAATCCTTTCTCTTCTGGGTATTTAGCTTTAAGCATGAGCTGGAACTCTGTCATGGTTAGCTGTTCAGCTTCGCTTCTAGGCATGTTGAAATGAGCCCGCGCCGCGTTTATATAATCGACCACTCGAAACTCTGAGGAATACTCATCTTTACTTTCATGCTTTTGTAGCTTTCTAAGCTTGGCCTTACCGATAACACCATGCTCTATTAGCTCACGCGCAATGATGATTATCTCCCCAATCCCCATCTTCCCTTTGCGGTAGACGACACCTTTTTTACCGGGTCTCCACTCTCCAATCAGCAAGGTTAAATCATCGTCACAGCACGCCTGCATTATGCTCATCGCTGTAGCCAATACGGGGCGGCCATATACGGGAGTCTTTATTGTTTTTAACAGCCATTCAGGGACTTTCCCCCATGCATCAGAGGCTTGTGAAATTAGCCTAAAAACCTCAAATCCATTCATGGTTGCGTGCGCAGCGACGATTTCAGACGGCGATCCGATTCTTGCCATAGCAACGAGTGAAGGCCGAAAGAAATAGTCCCTCTCACTGTCTGAAATAAGCATTTCGCCAATGTCGGTGATCGGTGTCATGTGAATTCCTTGTGAGCAGTATCGAGGGCATCATCGATACCCTCTGTAGTGCTTACTAAGCAGTTACTGTTGCCGCGTAAACCGCAGACTTTGCGCCGTCGGTTGTGGTGACAGTAATGTTTGCCGTACCTGCGCCCACGCCTGTTACCGTTACCGTAGTTCCAGATAGTGTTGCCGTTGCTTTTGATGGTGCAGATGACGTTACCGTGTAGGCTTTGTTGGTTGCGCCAGCAGGGGCTACATCTACCGTGAATGTGGTCGTAGCGCCAACGGCAACATTTCCACTGGTCGGAGTGACAGTTACACCCGTAACAGGAACTTCCTCTTCCAGATATTCGACAGTATCAGCGTCAGCCACCTTGAATTCGCCGGAATAAGTTGCGATATCAGATGCCCCGAACTCGCCAGACCATGAAGTCGCAGCCATATAGCCTTGGAGAACTACGGCGTCTTCACCGGTGAAATCAAACTGAACCCAGTAAGTCGGCTGGCGGCCAGATTTGGTTTCTGCCAATAGCTCTTTGGATAGTTTGATTGGGCCAAAGTCAGTTGGCTTATCGCGCTTACGCCACTCACCATCAAAGCTGATAGTCAGATCCATGTTAGTAACAAGGTTCTCAACCAGACCTTTGGTATCGTCAGCTTCAGAAGTGACAGTGTTCATTGAATAGTCGATTGACTTGGTGGTCAGAGCGCCCATGCGCACGAACTCTGATTGTTCTGGACTGTATCTGGGCAGCCTTCGGCAAGACGCAGAATAGCGACGCGGCCAATTAACTTCCCGTAATCATTCTGGCAATCTGCCATGGTGACTTACCTCTTTTGTTGGAAATAAAAAGGCCACCATAAGGCAGCCTGTTAGTTTTGAATTTGGTTATGCAGTGCAGCGGAACAAAAGTCTGATGACCGTTCTTCCCCCTTCCGTAGGTATTGGCGTTGGCATCCCGCCAAGGTTAAATACTGAGTTCAGACAGGGATCGATTGGATGTTCTGTTACGTAATCCAAAATCTCTTGTGACCTTTCAATTACTGGCAATGCATCCTTCTTAGCACTAACCAGTGTCAGCATTACGGTATCATCAGCCCCGATATCATAAACTCGTCCAGAGCCACCATTAGGCTGGAAAACCATATATTTCATGGTTCCCTTGTCATCTGGTTGCTCCTCCCACTGAACCATCTGTAACTTATAACCATCAGTGAGGTGGCTAATTTCTAAGTAATTCATGAAGCTGATGAAAGCAGGAGTATTCATAGGCTCATTTCCTTTTTCATTACAGCATCAATCCTTGCCCGAGATTCCTCAAATGAAAGTTTTAGGAATTCCTTCTTAGCCGTGGAGCGCCTGAAATTTTGCTTAACGTTAGGGTCGTGTACGTACTGTGCGTAACCAGCGGTATACCCAGCTCTCCGATCAACTTAGTTCCCTTTACATCAACGAATGAATATCTGCTGTTTATCAGATTTGACGTATTACCGATCGGCGTATAGAGCGCGGTTAGCTCCATTCCCACATAAAGGCCAGAGTACATTGCCCGAACAGCCTTTTTGCCCTGAATATCACAATAAGCCTACTCATATTGGCTCTAGCTTTAGCTCTACCCTTCACCTTAACGCCCATATCAGACTCCGGTTATCAATGCATAATCATCAGCAACGCGATCAAATGTGTCCGCATAGCGAATGATGTGCTTAATCTCATCGGCACCGGCGTCGATAGGTTGCCTCGGTCGATACTCCGATCAGCAGGTAGTCACCCTCTTTGGCTTCAGCGTACTCAGTCCAGACGGTATCTTTCACTACGAACTCACGGCCAACATCAGCGTTACCGCGTTTAGAGTCGCCCCATAGTCGCATGCAATAGTGAAAGGTGCGGCGAATGATGGCTTATTCCACTCATCAGTTCCGATGCTACGCCAGATTGTGGCCTCCGCCGTATAGCTCCAGTTGGCTGTCGCTGTCATTCTCGCCACCCACAATAGTTGGATTCCCAGCCGCAACCTTTGGGCAGTTGACCACCCAATCACCATTGCTCTTAACGTATGCCGTAACCTTTCTACCGCTGTCGGTAGTGCCACACAACTACGAATGGCTTAGGCAGACGCTGGTCTGCTGTATCGATGGCATTAGCAACCTCCAACCACATCAAAAAAGCCAACCGTGCTACCAGCGGTAATGGGTAACGTGTTGGCACAGCCATTCGTATCAAGCGATGACAGGGAGCTTCTAAGCCATGATATTGCATCATCGCATACTCAAATGAGGACTAGCGCCAGAAGGTGCAGACTGAGATTTAATCTTTCTGGCACGGATGAGCGGACATAAGAGAGCGGCATACATCAGATTAGCTGCTGTGTGCAATCGTCATACCCTGCTCATTCATGCAGTGATGATTGAGTTAACCCGACAAAGGATCGGTGTTAATAGCGAGTCTGGGATGGAATAGCCCAACTCAGCGAGGAAGGCTTTAACATCATCAGCTGTAATTGGGTTTGCCATGGTTACTTAGCCTTTTTCGTGTTTGCTGGCTTCTCGGTCTGCTCGGTCTGCTCGGTCTGCTCGGTCTGCTCGGTCTGAGCATCAGCACCCTCCGCAGGAGTTGCAACCTCAAAGGTCTGCTTCTCAAGAACTTCCACCAATCCGGACTTCTCCCATTTTTCTGCTGTTGAATTATCAACATTCACCTGTGAACCAACCGCCAATTTCTGGAGGTTGGCACCAGAGAACAGGTTATTGCTAACCACTTTAACTAGTGCCATTAGAAAGCCCCTTAGCTGTGTGCGTAGATAACGCCATGTTTCAGGTTGATGTCCTGCTTAACCATCAAGCCCATAGCGCCCCAAGTACGCCAGATATAATCTGAGTTGTAGAACGGACGTGGATCCGCAACGGTGCCGATTGCCTGACCAACAACCGGAGCAATAACACCAGCGCCCAATGGAACAATCAGGATCTGGTTCCCAGTAAGCTGAGCATCTTCTTTGATTGCCCGCAATACCAGACAGTTTGAGCAATTCCTGAAGAATGGTGCCTGATTGGTAGTTATCGCTGAAGAAGCGCTCCAAGTTAGACATGATGTCACTGGATACATACCAAGTTTGCTGTGCATACATGCTGTTTGTGATTTTCAGCGTGTCGCGCAGCTTAATCGCAGCATTACGGATCTGCTCAGAAGTCGCAGTAGGAGAGGTAAAGTCAATGTTCAGGCCAGATGCGCCCAAATCAACCAGACCAACGCGATCATCATTCTTCAGGCCTTTCCATGTTTTGCCATCAAAGGTCACATAATTACCTTCGGAGTCACGGAAGCCGTTGAACATGTAATCCACGTACTGGCGGCGGACATCATCAACAGAACCTGCCTGAGCATCTGACAGAGAGGCCAGCGCAGAGCCTTTATTGAAGATTGGATCACGCCAATGGAACTTAAAACCAGAGTCATGCACTGGAACCATCGTTCCATCAAAGCTGTAGGCGCGGGCATCCAACGCTGCACCAATCTGACCAGACATTGAGGTATGAGCCCAACCACGTCCGCCGGTGCGAGCGTATTCATACACCGACTCTTCCAAGCGGACAGAACGCGACAGTGGGATCAGGTCATTCAGCAAAGTGAATTCAGTATTAGGCTCAAACTGCTCCAGAACTGTTTGGTCATAAGCACGGTATAAACGCTTAATGTCATCTACGGCATTAGCTGCATCTAAACGACCAGCATCTTCACGGATACCACGACTACGGCCAATAAAGTCTGCTGCTGCCTGTGCACCCTGCGCTCGGGCGGTCTTCAGTTCATTAAATTGAAGCTGGTTAACTTCGTAGTTGCCGGTCTCTTCACCCAGCTTTTTAGAGAATACAAACATTCAGGCTCTCCTTACTTAATCACGACACGCAGCAGATCACCCGCGGCAGTTGTGTATGCTTTGTCTTCTTCGACGAATGCGCGGATAGATTCACCGCTTGCGTGTGCTTTTACCTGCCCATCAGCAATTGAGAGCGGCTGGCCTTTTTTATACGTTCCGCGGCGGCGCGGACGTTCAGGAACATCCCTTGCATTGGCTGGATGCCAACGACTAATTCACCAACAGGGATTGCGTCGTCGACTGTTTGGCAGCGCAGATAATCGTAATCAGCGACATATAGGATCCTCTTCGTTACCATCTACCGATGCGGTGAACTTACCAGTAACGAATGCACCGATAGTGCCTGGTTTCGTGGCCGCTGCCGCTGCACCTTCTCGATTGAGAACCGGGTTAGGGAATACGCCACCGGCGTGTATTACGTGCTTTCCGTCTTTAGCCATTTTTATTTACTCCGGCATGTCAGAAATTGAGGTATCAGCGCTATTGAAGTTGAACGCCGGATTGATTGGGGATGATGTCTGGCACTGGGCATACAGACCGTCCAGAGCGGCACCGTCTAATGCGTTAACGGCAACGTCCTCAAGAGAAAACTTAGCCTTTACCGCTGCACGCTTATCTGACTTTTCTTTGTCAGCGTTTGCCGATAGTTGGGTTTCAAGATTTGCCAGCTTTTCGTTTAGTGGCCCCACCGCCTTAGTCACTGCCGCCGTAATAGCATCTTCATTAATGCGGTTGCCGCTGGCTTCATTTGCTCGTTGTAGGCATCCCAGACCTGATCGTCGGTCAGCCCGTCGGTTTTAACGCCCGCGACATTGAGCGCGGCGATCATCTTTTCTTTCATCGGGTTTAGTTCCTTATTTGTGGTTTTTACTTCTTCGTACTCGGTTGGTTTGCGCACGACTTCTACGGGTCACCGACGAGAGTCACCTGCTCGTCTGAGATGAGATACTTTTGCTGATAGGATTTGCTGCCTTCGTGGAATACGAACTTGTCAGTCCAAATTGCATGTATCCAGCGGCGCGTTTCAGACGTCGAGTTCTGGTTAATCAGTTCATACAGGCGGCTACTGATGTC